AACAATTGACCCCCAAAACCTTTTACTTGAACTTTTGCCCGCTGAATCTTTCAATCTGTCACCCATAGTTCCCCCCTATTTAAAAATTGAAATCAATACACTGACCGCTGTGAAAATCAAACCTACCACCACCAACGCAAGGGATTGATTCTTGGATGAGTTTTTGAATTTCTCGTCTTGCCTTGCCAATTCCGTTTCTATCTTGCCCATCCGTTGACCCTGGGCTTCTGACTTTTTTTCAATAGATTCCTGTAACTTGTTTTCAATAGTGGTCTGGTCTGCGGTTAATTTTTTGTTTTCAACAAATAGCTCGTTTATTGATCCACGTAGGGCCCTGTGGTCCTCGGCGTTTCTATCCTCGATCCCTTTTATTGTTTGCTCAAGGTGGTTAAACTTTTCAATGAGCAGTTCTTTTAGTTGGTTGAATAATTGTTGCTCCATGTTACACCGCCCCCGTTGTGCCATCGTTGTGTATGGCCGTTATCCTTATTATAGGTGGGCCAAAAAAATCCGATGGCCTACTATACGTGACTATTCTTCCCCCTATGAACTCTAGGGTACGCCATGCCTCGGTGGGTATACACGGGGCCGAGATTGTTTTGGAAATTGTTGTAGTAATGCCCTCTTGTAGATACAGGACACTAGAAGCCCCAGAATCAGCACTTGACCAAACATTGACACCATCATACGCTATATTATTGTTAAAAGAGAAAGTCCCGCTTCTCTTTATTGTTGATGAAATACCGTCCGTTTGATATATGTCGTCATCTATGGCGTCAACGTAAAGTATATCGTCGTTTATTGGGGAAATTGCCAGCATATTTTTTTTGGCCACGCTTGGGGAATTATCAAATGTGACAGTGTGCACAACTGTTGTGGATATACCTTCCATGAAATACAAAGTCACGTCTTTTTGAATAACTATTCCGCCACTCCAAGCAACGAGATTGTCAGTCCCGCTGTACCCAGTTAACGTAATGTCTTCTATAAATTCAAGTCCTGGGAAAGTATACGTTTTAAATATACCACTTTGTTCCCCCAAAACCAACACGTCGTTGTATACGGTGAAAAATTCGTATTGTTCGCTAATGTCGTCTAACGTGTAGGTTCTTCCAAACTCAGCAACTTGATAGTATAGAAGTAATGGGTCAAAGTTCGCGAATAAGTTAGACGGCTGAAAATTAACCCTTGTTTTTATCGACGCCGGAGAACTAAAAAAACCTTCAGCATCGGTGTCAAGTTCTAGCCCTTTTTTCCCCTGGACTATTGTCCCTTCATTGGAATAAGTTGAATTAGTCAGAGAAATAGAAGGTATAGCATTCTCTATTGAAATATTCTGGTTTGAAAGTTGAAGAACAAAGACGGCGACGTTTGCCAACGTGGCTTTTTTGTCTAGTCCTCCTAAACTATCGTATAAGGCGATTTCATCACCTGAGTTCAACGTTGTCTTTTCCAATAAGTCAAAAATTCTTATGTCTGCCATTTGTTAGGCCTCCTTTGAATAAACGTCAAAGGCGGTGTTCCCTTCCTTGACTTCTTCTTTTATTTCATCAATTAGTGAAGGGAATTTTTCCCCAAATTCTGCATCAGCTATAACATAATCCCTTTCAACTTTATATACCACTTTTTCAAGGGCCAGCCTTTTAAAGGCCCAAGCCTGAGTCTGGGCGTCGAAGCGGTCCAAGTAAAAAGTACGGGCAACATTGCCAGTATAGACAACCCTTATTTTGACAAGGTCAACAATTAAATCGGCGTCACCAGTTTCAAAAAGAATGTTGAAGAATTGTCCGGCGCTTTGCTCTACTTCTATGTTTTTTATTTCTGGGTTTGGAAAAGCCATAATTTACACCTACACCTTAATTATGTAATTGACCGCAACCTGTTTGCCGTGGGTAGAGTCACCTGTTCTTGGATCGCCGTTAGTTCCGTCACTATAAGCTGTTGCCTTTGTTGGCACCCCTTGCTGGTCGTTCTTCATCTGTAGCAAGCCATGACCAGTTCCTGATCCACCATTTATAATGTTATTATCTGCTCTGTTTGATCCGTAGTACACTGGGCCACCCGTAGCTTTTTCAGCTATACCTAGTTGCCACGCCTGAAACTTATCATCGTAAGCTTGACCAAGGGTCTTGGTCTCGTTTTGACTGAATTGAGTTGAGGTCCCTGCACCTACTGGAACCGCCGCCCTCATATCCGGTAGGTTAAAAGTAGTTGATCCGTCTCCTACTCCATAAGTTGTACCGATAACCCCAAACAGATCGGAGTAAGTTGTTCTACTGACGGCTGAGCCGTCACACAATAACCAACCACTAGGGGCCGAGGTCCCACCGTAGGGGGAAAGCATGCCCACAGGGGAAAAGTTTATATTCTGATCAATATAGGGCAGGGAATTCCAAGCCGTCACGCCGTCCCCTATTTTTGCCCTTCCTGTATCGGTTTCCACCGCTAATTCCCTGTTCAACAAAACTGGGTTTGAACTTGCCATAGTTGACGCAATGTTCCCTCTTAGTTGCACAAGGCCTTTTGAAAATGTTGTTGCCATTAGATGAATCCCTCCATTACGCTATCAGGTGTAGCCGTTTCGTCTGTTCCAAAATCTATAATATAGTCAGGTGTAGCCGTTTCGTCTGTTCCAAAATCAAAAATAAAATAATCTTCAATAGCCCAAAGGCCTTCAAAAATATTGGCGTTGACCGCTTGGGTGTACTTTAGCCACTGATCGGCGGTAGGGGCCGGAAGCCCTTCGAGATCAAGAGTAATACTTGACCCCCTGGAATCGGTGAAAATTATTTGGATATCTGCGGGGTCGGTGTCGAAGTAAACGAAGGCCCGCAAAAATAAAGGTGAATTCAATTTAACAGGCAAAGTGTATTCAGCGAAATTCCCCGAAGCAAGGGCCGACGGTTCAAACTTCAAAGAGGATCGACCCGTCAAAACTTGGTCTTGTGAAACCGACAAGGGCATATTGGGCGACGCTGAAACGTCCCAGCCGTCGAGAAAATCACACTCATTGACAAGCTGAAAATATTTCTCAGGTTTGATTGACAGGTTATAGAAACCTTCTTCTAGGACACCAATATCCAAATCCTTTATTGACACCTTTTCTAGTGGGTCAAGGTTCCTTTGAATTATGGCTTTTGAAATGTTTTCAATATCGGAATAGTCGGCGTAATCTGGAAAGACAACCTTCTTTTCCCTGGGGCCGTTTCTATCTATGGACCCCCCGTCTTCAAAGGTGTCAACTAATTCGGTCACGTCGGGGTTGGCTGAAGTAGTCCGCCAAGCCAACACACGATTTACAACCTTGTCTTCGGTCTGTACTTCGGGCGCCTGGAACTGGTAACCCTCAAATAATCCTTGAATAGGCTCTGCCGGCAATGCCCTAAAATAAAGCTCTTTTTCTTCGTCCACTCCCCAAACAAATTGGGAAGTGTTGAAATCTTGGTTGGCTATTTGAACCAAGGAATCAAGAACACTTGCTATTGATTTCTTTTTGAATTCTATGTCCACAACGGCAACGGAACAATCAATTTTTGAAGCGTTGTAGGAAACGCCTGTTCCTGTTAAATCAAGTGTACCTATTATGTCTTCAACCGTTGTGGCCGAATGGGTCGAGGTTTGGACGGTTTCTTTTAGTCTGTACCAAAAGCCCCGCCCTTCCAGTACAAGGGAAGGTTCATTGGTTTCCACGTTTGGAACTGTCACGGTGTAGCCAACAAACTTTTTAACACCGTCAATGTAAAGCTCACATTCCATAGAGTTGAAAAGCGGAACCTCTGTTTTTCTGTCAAGGGTGAATTTGAAAGACTTCATTCCGCCTATTTTTTCCCAAACAATTTCAGCGTCGAGGATTGCCCCCGTATTGGTATCTGAAGACAAAAGGGAAACAACGCTTCCAGCGTCGGACATTATGCGGACTTGAAAGGCACTAGACATAAAACCTTGACCTCCATTCCACCGTGACCGAACAAGAGGCGCTAGGGAAAATTCTTAAAGTCAAATCACCGCTTGGGAACTGAATGAACCCAGTTCCGGGGACTATGAAATTTCCACGGTCGGCGCCTCCAAGGTCGCTTGTCCCAGCTTGGCAATCAATTACCAAGGTATCGTAGGCCGGAGAAGTCCCAAATAGGGTGTCCTGAATCTGAAAAGACCCTGAGTTTTCAGGGATTAGAATTTGAATGTCGTCAACCGCAACCGAGGCCGTAAAGGTCAACACTGGGTAGGAATCTAAAAAGCCGTCGTTGGTCAATAAAATATCGTTGAAGGTTAGGCCAGTTAAAGCCGTCGGCCCGTCGGTGTTGGCTGTTAGGTCTTCCCAAGGTTCCAACATGCGCAATGAAAAGGCGTCACTTGTGATTCTCTTCTCACCACCGGCAAGCGGGGCGGAAGAATAGTCCAAAGGGGCTACTTTCATCCTAAGGGAATTAGTCAAATCAACCAAATATTCACAAGTTTCAAACGCCTTAATCATGGCGTTTAGACCGTCCCTAAAGTCGCTGTCATTTATGGCGGTTCGCTGAAGAACAAAGGAAACGGCCCTTCCTTGAAGGCGGGTTGTCCCTAACTTCTTTTCCCCAGGAAGAAAAGAGTTTTCAACTATTTTGTTTTCCCAGGAAAAAACGTCTTCACCTTGGGCCAGGGAGTTTCCTTCTATCTGGGGCAAGGTGTCGCCATTAATAAGCGTTTGAACGCCGTCGGCGTCCTGAAAAGCGTACTCTATCACCTTGCCCCCCTCATAGTTTGGCCTAGTTGTCGGTTAAGTCTTTCTATTATTCTATCAGAATTTAGCTTGTCTGTAAAGTTCGCACCCGCTAAACTAATATTTACCGTTCCACCATTGCCCGCCCCTTGCGCTATCATCTTTGAAATATCGTGAGGGATGATCTGTGTTCCGTCGGGGAGGTTCATAATTTCCCCGCCTTCCTCGTTTACTTGGGCCAGACCTCCCGAGTGTGTTCCCCCCATGGCATAAGCTGGAACAAATTTTTCCGATCCAATAGCCGCAATCTGGGTCCCTGCCATACCTAATGTTAGTCCCGTCATAACGCCACCAAAAATTGGACCAGCCGGAAATCCAAGCCCTGAAGCGGTGTTCCACCACCCCATGATTGCAGAAGCTGAATCCATGGCAACTTGTACCATCCTATTCTTTTTATCTGCTTCAAATTGCTTTTTAGCAATGTCGTTTTTCTTTTTGTTATTCTCTTTTTCAAGGGCTTCTTTTTGGGCGTCGTATTCCTCTTGTGTTATGGACTCATTGGCTAGTTTGTTGTCAAGGGCTTCAAGGTCACGTTGGAAAGCAAGGTCAAGTTCTGCGCTTTGGTTCTGGAGTTCCTGGGCTTCAATGGCGGTCATGCCCCCCCAAATTTGATTCCAAACGTCCCCGATTGCCCAATTTGACATGACTTCTTCTACCGCATTTGTAAACTTGACGACTTCTTCAAAGGCTTGTTCAAAGCTACTTTTAACCGCTGTCACTAGGGGTCCACCGTCCCCCCCTTCTTCCATCGGTTCAACTAAGCCGTTGACAAGTTCTTCTCCGGCTTCTTTTGCCCCCGTTATCATCAAGTCCCAATTAGACTTGATATGGTTTCTCATTCCGTCGCTACTAGTATTAAAAGCCGATTCAGCGTTGGCGCTAGTCTCGGCCACCCTTTCACCAAAGCCGTTGAATTGGTTTGTCACTTCGTCAATTACGCCTCCAAAGCTCATGACAAAACCTTCGCCCACGGTTGACCAAGAATCCCCTGCGTTCTCCATGGCGTTGTCAAATTCTTCCCAAGTACCTTCCCCCGACATGGCCTTGAAAAAGGCGTCCATGACATTTGCTGAAGCAGTCAAAGCCTTGGTCAAGTTGGCAATGGTGACAATGGTTCCTTCTATTATTTTTCCAAGTACGGCGATTACTGAGGCCACCAATTGACCGGCAAAGGCCAAAGTTTGGAAAGCCATTTGAGCAAGGTCAACCTGTTCCGCACCTTCCCCGAATTGCTCGGACCATGTCTTTGCTATACCTTCAAGGGCTGGACCTATGGAATCAATTATTGGTTGGACTGCCACTTTTATTGCACTAAAGGCGCCCGATACAAATCCCATGGTCTCGGCTACGATGTTCATAAATTGGGAAGACATAACGAATTCTAGCATGGCTTCATTCGCTTCGGTTGCACCCTTGGCCCATTCGTCAACAAAAGATTTTCCAATGTTCCCCACCACGGTTTGAATTTTGCCCGCTGAATTCTGGAAGGTCTCAAAAGTCTTTTCCTGTTTACCAAAGGCTTCGTCGGTTGCACCTAAAGCCCCTTCCATCTCTGCCATGGTTTCGGCGAAGATTTCCGCCCCCTGTCCTGACAAAGCCATGGCCCCACGAAGGGCCCGTGTATTGGGTAAAAGTCCGGCCAATTTGTCTTGGCTTCCCTGGGTTTCGTCTTGTAGGAACTGAAGCGCCCCCGCTAGGCCTTCGGATTCAATGAAGGCGGAACCCGATTGGAACCCTTGTTCTTGAAGCGCCTTGGACATTTCTTCAGAGGGTTTTAGGAAAGAGTTCATAATTGCGTTTAGTTGTGTTGTGGCGTTGGCGGAGTTGACCCCCTGTTTTGTCATGGCCGCCATACCCGAAGCCAATTCTTCAAGGGGTACTCCCATCGAAGCAAACAAAGGAATTGATTGTCCTATGGTTCCGGCTAGTTCTTCCCCCGTGACTTTACCTTGTTTGATTGTAGTGAAGAAAATGTCCGATGCCTTATTGGCGTCCACGTTTTCGGCACCATAGGCGTTCATGGCGGTCGTGATAGCATCCACGGCGGTGGCCGTATCTGTCAAGGCCGCTTTTGCAAACTTGGCGGAATTCTCAGTAATAGAAATAGCTTGCTCGGCGTCTTTTGCACCCGCTGAGAACGCTTGATACATACCGTTAGTTAAGTCGGTAGTAGACCCCAAGGCGGGGTCCATCTTGATCAATGCTTTGCTGAGGTCTTGCGTCCCCTTTACCGTGTTAGGTAGAACGGTTGCAACGTTTGACAATGCTTTTTGGAATTCGTTTGACGCTTCAACGGATTTCCAAAGGGCGGCACCTATACCGGCAAGGATAGCCACCCCAGCCATAGCGGCCCCTTTGGCTATTTTCCCAACTCCTGAGTCGAAGTTGGAAGTGTTCATTTTGGCGTCTGCCGTTATTGATCCCGCTTTGAAAGCCATTTCTGTTTCCTCCGGTTTTTCAACCTGTCAAAAACCGTTTGGTTTGCCTTTATCCTTTGAAAAACGGTTTCCTGGGGGACTTTTTTCCCCTTGTTTTTTATAGTGTCTTGGACACTAGCAAGCCATTTTTTAAAGGCGTTGGCCCCGCCCTTGTACTTTGCCCCGTCCGAAATTCTTATCACTTCGGCCAAGGTGATTTTTTCGTCTGCCCGTCTTGTGGTCCAGAGTTCCATCACCTTATCAACAAGGTATGGAACGTCCAAGGGGAAGTTTTCAAGAAGGAAATTAGCATCTTGAAAACTTACACCCATAGAGAAAAGCGCCAAAAGGAAATCTAGTTTTCCCCGCTTTTCTTGAACCGCATT